AGATAGTGGCACCATTAGCCGGAATTGAGGCAGAGGCAATACAGCTTGCTGCAATAGCAGGCGGTGGCGCAGCATTAGCAGTCGTAAAGACTTATGCTAAAAAGCAAATTACAAAATAATATAACAATATAGAAAGGTGGTTTTCTATGAGTAAAAAGAAAACTCAAACTAAGTTGGAAGAACTTACGGAGAGTCAACAGGACGTAGCACACAACGAGAAGAGTCCTATACCTACACATCCACAAGGTTGGGAACCTGGTGTTACCTTTAGTCATGATAAGAAAAAAGGTACAATAACATCTAGACCTACAACAAATTCTAATCCAGAGTTTGCTGACTTATTACAAGAGTGGGGATTTGATCCAAAGCATTACACAATATTAGACAATACACTACAAGTCAGAACCTGGGATATGAATATGGGCCAGGGAAATATACAACAAGCATGGTATTATCGTGCAACTGTTGTAGCAAATGATTTAGCCATGTCTGATGTAGAGTATGACAAGCTATTGAAGTGGATACAATCACATAAAAGAAAACCAAAACAAAAAGTAAAGGATCCAAAGAGATCTTTTTTTGTTGCCATATCAGATTTACAATTAGGTAAGCGTGATGGTGGTGGTACAGAGGCTATAGTAGAAAGATTTTTAGATAAGATTGGTACAGTAAAACAGCGTTACGAATTTTTACGTAAAGCAGGTATGGACTTTGACCAACTTACAGTCGTAGGATTAGGTGATATTGTCGAGGGGTGCGTAGGATTCTATCCGGATCAAACTTTTTCAGTCGAGCTTGACAACAGATCTCAAATTAAAGTTGCAAGAAAACTTATTGCTAAGGCATTAGTAGAGTGGTCAAAAGATTTTGACCTTGTGGTTGTCGGCGCAGTTCCCGGAAATCATGGCACCAAAAGAGTATCGAAAGGTGTTGCACCAACAGGAGAGATGGACAATTCTGACTTAGAAGTCTTTGAACAATTAGGAGAAATATTTGCACAGAACAAAACATACAAGCATATAAAATTTGTAATACCAGATGAACCACATTTAACATTTAATATTTGTGGGACCGTCTGTAGTTTTACACATGGCCATGCTATTGGTATGGGAGGTGGGACTCCGGAAACAAAAGTTATGAAATGGTGGAGAGACCAGGCATTTGGTTGGCAACATCCTGGAGACTCAAAGATTCTTGTAAGTGGTCATTACCATCACTACATACATAAGACTGATCCTCGTAGTTGGTTTCAAGTACCATCATTAGATGAGTCAACATGGTTTAAACATCAGACAGGAAAGTCAACACAACAAGGATTATTTACAATGGTAATTGAAGATACAGAGAGGGGATACAGTAATGCAGAAGTCGTATGATGGAATGTTTGCAGACAAACAGAAGTTAAAAGAATGGGCATTAGATTTACATAATAATTTAGGTGGATTTAAAGCAAATATTAATAGAGAACTTGGAGCTTATGACATGCAGAAAGTTAAATCTGCATGTGAAGTCTTTGTTCTGCAATGGAACACACAGATGTTAGAGGCCATTAAAAATGCAGAAGAGGAATAAAAAAAGAGGTCTGTTGCCAGACCTCTTTTACGATCGATTAACTCAATACGGAGGTACATCATTTTTCGATACTTAACTATACCATATAATTTATATATAAGGTTGATTTTTTTTGAAATTTATTTAGTATTTAATTATGAATAAACAAGTATCAATAATGTTTACAGATACAAGTGTAAGAGATTACATTGTAACTGCAGACACAGTGGAAGAATGCGAAAAAATATTTGATTTGATATGGAATCATAAAGAACAAAGTATTAAAGATTTATGTTTGCAACATAGTATTAGAACTACTACAAATGTTTGGGTGCATTATGAAATGAACGACAAGATTGTAAAATCGTATGACGACGATCCAATGCGATTAGACACAGGCGAGGAGGAATAATCATGGACGACAAGATAAAGAAAGAACTTACTAAACCATTTGGTAAAGACGAAGTAAAGCCTGCACCAAGAGGTAAGTTTGGTAGTTATGTACCACATCATTTGGTTACAAAGAGATTAAATAAGTTTGCTTATGGAGATTGGTCTCATGTATTAAAAGAAATAGTAAGAAATAAAGATAACTCTGTTAGAGCAGTTGTTACTACATTTACTTTATTCGGTGTATCACATGACGAGATAGGTGATGTAGATAATAATGATGTAAACAACAACAATACTGATGGTGAGTTATTAAAACTTTGTATGTCCGATGCACTTAAAAGAGGTGCTATGAGACATGGAATAGGGTTGCATCTTTGGACTGGAGAAAAAACAGAAGAAGAACATTATGCAGATAAACAATCTTCCATAAAGCAGACAACGCAACAATCTGAATCGGAGGTGGTGGAAACTAAGTCTGTACAAGTTACAGAACAGAAACAAAAGTCATCTCCTGATTCAGATAAAGTAGTACAAGCTGCGAAAGATAGTCTTAAAAATACTAAGAGAGTAATTGATTACATAAAAAATGTATTACTTTTTAAATATGGTTTGACTGATGATGAAGAGAAAAGAATGATTAAAGAACTTGTTAACTATGGCAAGCAAAGAATGTTAAAGAAAGATGATAGTGTTGAGACTTATACTGATAGTGAAATGGATAAACTATTAGATAAGATTGCTTTACATTTTGAAAAAAATGGAGAGACAATGATGGATATTGCACAAGATGAATTAGTAAGCCTAGTATCTAGTGCAGGATTAGAGCCAGTAGTAAAAGAAGATAATAAAAAGGAGGAAGAAGTGATTGATATACCGGAGGGTAAATGGATGCAAGATCCAATGACTGACGCACAATCTAATTTTATATTAAATACATTGGTGCCAGAATGCATAGACGCAGGCCAAGATAAGATTGCACAAGAGGCAAAGAGTAAAGTCGAGGGCGGTCAATTATCAAAAGGTGATGCATCAGATTTAATTACAAAATTAAAAGAGGCTAAAACTAAGTGAGTTGTAACGAGTATTATGTTACATGGTTAGTGCCTGCAAAAGATGATGGCGATGCGTTGTCTAAAGTAATTAAAATGTGTAAAGGTAAACCAGAATCAAAAGACTGGATTAAACCTGATGTTAGTATGCATGGTCATCCTTGTGATGAACCACCATTTTAATGAGTTACGTAGATATTATTAAATCTATTTTGTCTGATGGAAGATGGCATTGTATCGAGTCTATTATACAAGAGACTGGTTACTCTGCTAGAAATAGAATTAGTGAGATGAACAAAGCATCTATAAAGAAAGATGGACGTAATGTTATAGATGGTGAGCCATGTGATTTGGAAAACCACAGTCATAAAGCTAATGTATATAAGTATAGAAACGCACAGCATGAAGAGAAAGAATATTACATGCAAACGTTTGATGATTTAATTGGTGAAACAATATGAAAGATATTATACAATCAAAAGGTGGCAAGGCAGTATACGAAATGCTTGTGTCGAGCGCTGTATTAGAAAGTGCAGTTTCAATAAAAGAAATAGATCCAGGCAATAGTATTTCTTTTTTACCTAAAGATACTTTTAATGCAGGAGTAACTCACATGCTTATTGAACAGGGCCATGATTTACCTGTTGATAATTGTGGTCATTATGGTGGTGTAACAATGGGTTATGTAAACACAAAAGGTTATGGAGACTTGCAAATAATTTTAGATTTTAATGACTTGTTTGTATTTAATTATACTAAACAAAACGTGCAATTAGATTACGGCAGATGTTACAGAGAGACAATGGAAAATTGGCTTTATGCATTTGCAACAATACTTAATAGCAATAAATCATTAAGAAAAAAAAGAATGAAAGTAAAAGATGAGTACAAAGTAACTACGTACAAGAATGACATAAGTTACTATGACTTCTAAAACCGAGGGCAATCGGAAAGATATGAATGAACAAACCAAAGCAACAGGGAACGAGGTTAGAAACCTTTGTAGCAAAATTGTTAGGTGGAGAGAGACTCCCGGAGGGGGGAAAGTACGACAGAGGTGATGTCGTTTTTAAATGGAACGGTATCGATTTCTTTGTAGAGTGTAAGGCCAGACAATCCTTAAACGTTACAAGAGAATTAGCTAAAGCAATTAAAAAAAGTAAATCAGATTTTACTGCATTGATTTGGAAGAGGCTTGTCAAAACTGATAAACAAAAAAGACAACCTGATGGAGTGCCTGTAATTGTATGCTTACCACTAGAAACTTTTTGTGAAATTATAGATGCAAGAAAAGGTAATGAATTTTATGATGAACCATTTTGGAGTGCCGTGCCTAACAGTCCATAAGCTGTGTCGTGCGCTATGAATGAAGATGTAGATATTGTAGCAAGAAAGATCGCGCTGCAACTTTGTTCTTTGATGGCGGTAGTTGATTGGAATTACAATAGACATGAGCCTTGTTTAGTTTGTTTTAAGAAATACATGCACCATATAGATGGCCTCCCATGTGAGAGCGATGATAATATTAAACCACGCGCACCACATAAGAGGCCAGTAAATTATAAGGTATAGTTAATCGTCCTTATCTACGATTTGTTTCATTTTTACTTCAGTCTTTAACAGTGATACTTCTCCTAAATTAAAAGACGCATCACCAAAATACTGCCACAACTCGTCAGCAGGAGTCCATGGTTGGTCCCAGTCTCCCTCCCAAGACATTGTAAATGTAACTTCTGCTATCTTAATAATACTTTTGTCTTCCATTATTCACCTCCTCTCTGTGTCGTGCGCTAATTTTATATAGCAATTTATGTATAAAAAAATTGATCCTGTATTCTCCGCACACATAACATGAATCAAACTCCGGAGGTATCCAGTTGCCACACATTTTACAAATCACCTTGTGTCATCCCAACATGTGTTGCAACGTGTCAAATCTCCGTCTCCTTTGAAGTGCATGTTGCACCAATCACATAACGTTGCACCATCTAAGTCATCTCCTATTTCTATAATCTCTCCTAATTGCAACATTATTCCTCCTCCTGTAAGTTTTGTACTACTATATCTTTACCCTCATGTGATACCTCTGTAACGTAGTAACAAATTCTATCTACTATACCTATGCCACTGGTTAGATATGG